GCAACAAGGACAAGCACTTGCTGCTGCACTCAAAAAAGAACTTGATGAGTTGTTTCTAAATGCAAGAAGCCAAGGACACTCCTACAAGGATGCTGCACAGCTAATAGCAGAGCGGGGTTATATCCTTTCTCGTCATGACACACAACGCTTTTGGGAACAAGGACAAACTCAGCAAGGAGATTTAAGTCCAGAACAGCAATTTACTCGCGGGCCTAACCCAATCAATCCTCCGGTGGGTTATTCTCCGGAGGGAGTATTTGATCCAAGTATTGATCTAAATCTATATGAAACGGAAGACAAACCAGCACCTGAGTTTGAAAGTGGTTATGAAAATCTTAAAGACCTTCAGTCTGTCCATCCAAAGCAAGGTGATCCAAGCAGCCTAGATGTTGCTAAGGCAACAGCAGAGTTTTATGGGAGAGGCAATCTCTCAAGAAAGTTGCAGTCACAAACCCAATTTGTTCCAGCTAGACATGATAGATTCCTAGATAGACGCGCCCAAGAGGAGCTTCCACAGAATCTTGCAAGGCTCAAGCAAACAGTTGCTGAGATGCCTTCTGGCGAACAAAAGAAAGCCGCAGAAGCCTTCATACTAGAAACAGAAGGTCATCAGAAATCTCAGAGAGATAATGCTCCACTTGAGCTTGAACAAGCCAGAAGCAAACTTAGTAAACGATACGAGAAACAATCAAGAGTTGCATGGTGGGTTGGAGATCGGTTGCTTGATTATGCACGGGCTTTGATGATTAAAGGAGGAGGAGAACAAGCAACTCCAGATGCAATTGATCCTTTGCTTCTGGAAGGCTTTGAGGATTCAGGGCTGATCCAAGCCATTGAAAACCCTAACCGCCAGCTTGAAGCATCCTTTGATCGACAAGCAAGTGCCCATATTTATTTTGGACGAATGGATCAAGAAGGAACAGGACGCTTTGGTGCTGTCCAAACTGGAGAAGAGAAAGTCCCAAGTGAAGCATCTTCTACTATTGAAGTCTCAACAGAACCGTTAGAAGAACAACTTTCTCCTAATTTCAAATCAGTTGCAGACTATCATGATCTTGATCCTGCATCAGCAGAGCTTGCAGTTATAAAGGCAAAACAACTGATACAGCATGGCCCCAACAAGAACACTGAAAAGATGCTGGGAGATTGGATGGGCTTTCTTAATAAGCTCTTCAGGAAGAGATTTGGACATGATACCTTAAAGAATATTGGGCCTCTGCAATTCTTGAAAGTTATCCATCGACTTGCTCAACACTATGAAGTTGATGCAAGAGATTTTGTTCTTACTAGCATTCCACAACATAAAGAAATTCTAGCCCGAGGAGGAAGACCCTCTACAGGATTTGATGAACTCCAGCAAGGAGGCCGCACTTCTTTGGTAATGGAACATCTTGAGTTTATAAAGTCAGGCCGTGGACTTACTGGAAAATCCTATGAGGAACTCTTGGAAGATAATTCCATTGTAAAAATACATGGAAGTCCACAAGCAAAAAAGAAAAGTGAGTTCTTGATGAGAGTTGCAGGAGTCAATGCAGTAAAGCAAGAAGATCTTCAAGGACTTTCTGAACGAACAAATGAATCCTTGGAAGCACTCCAAGCACGTTTCTTGTCTGCACAGTCTGTAGGAGAACCTCTCATGGAAGTAAGGCTGAAGCCTTTTGACGAACATCTTGGATCTGCACTAGCAGAACTCATTGCCCCCGGAGCCATTAAGTCTTTGCTTGTTGATAAAGGAGAGGATAAATGAAAAATCTTGAAGAAGCACTACTCCTTGCAGAATCCTATCAGAAACAACGTGCAGAGGAGCGGCTCTCTCAATATGTTCCCTATCCCTATCAGACTTTGTTTCATGAAGGATTGGATATGCGGGGAGATCCTGCAAAGCAAAGATTGCTCATGGCAGCAAATAAGGTAGGAAAAACCTTTTGTGGAGCAACAGAGTTAGCCATTCATCTGACAGGATACTACCCTGACTGGTGGAAAGGGTATCGCTTTGATACTGCAATCCGTGCATGGGCAGCAGGAAACACGACTGCAAACACTAGAGATATTGTCCAAACTGAACTTTTGGGAGAAGCAGGAGAACCTGATGAGTTCGGGACAGGCACAATTCCCAAAGATTTGATTGTAAAAACAGAACGGCTGCCGGGAATTCCAAATGCAGTCTCAACAGTATCAGTGAAGCATGTCTCTGGAAAGAACTCCAAACTCTGGTTCAAATCCTATGAGCAAGGAAAAGAACAGTGGATGGGAGTTGCCGTGGATGCTTGCTGGCTGGATGAGGAACCTCCACAGAATATCTATTCTCAAGCACTTCGTGCTTCGCTGAAAACCAATGGCTTGATCTGGATGACCTTTACTCCTGAGTCTGGCATGACCAACACAGTTGCCCAATTTCTCAATAATATAAAGCCGGGGCAACAACTGGTTAATGCAACTTGGGATGATGCCTCCCATCTTAATGAAGATGCCAAGCAACAGATTCTGGAAGGGCTGCCTCCACATGAGAGGAGAATGCGCTCTCAGGGGCTTCCGATTCTAGGATCTGGCTTGGTCTTTCCAATTGATGAAGAAGTTTTGAAAATTGAATCCTTTGCAATTCCTGCACATTGGCCTAGAATTGCAGGTATCGACTTTGGTTGGGATCACCCAACTGCTGTAGTCTGGGGAGCATGGGATCGAGATCAGGATGCTATCTACATCTATGACTGCTATCGTATGTCTGGAGAAACTCCAACCATGCATGCGGCTTCAATTAAGCTCCGTGGTGAGCAGATTCCTGTGGCATGGCCCCACGATGGGATGCAGCATGACAAAGGCTCAGGGGTTGCTTTAAAAGACCAGTATGCTAAGCTTGGAGTCAATATGCTAGGTCAACACGCAACAAACCCTGATGGATCAAACAGTGTGGAACCGGGAATCATGGACATGCTCACACGAATGCAGACTGGAAGATTCAAAGTCTTCAACCACTTGTCTCCATGGTTTGAAGAATTGAGGATGTACCATCGTAAGGATGGAAAGATCATTAAAGAAAGAGATGACTTGATGAGTGCAACCCGATATTTCATCATGAGCTTGATGTTTGCCTCCACAGGACGGAAGCAGGAGGGATACCCTGAAGTTGCTCTTGGAACCTTGGATAGAGACTATCCTTTTTATCAGTTGGCTTCTTAGATCATGTACAATCTCTTGAGAATTGAGCGTCTAGGAAAGCGAGGAGATGAGTTCTCCCAAGAGCTGATGTCTGCAATGGCAGAGGATAATCACCATTTCATTCCAAACTATGTTATCTTGAAAGAAGATAAGATCGTAGGAAGCTTGGGAGTGAAGTCTGCCTTGCTCTGGTGGATGAAGTCTGAAGATACGAGTGCAAGAGATTCCTTGACTGTCTTCAATATCATGGATAATGTGATGGACATACAAGGAGTCAAGGAGTATATTGTTCCTTGTGATGCAAAAAGCCCCTATCATGGGCTGCTGCCTCGCTTGTTTGAAACATACGATAAATCAATTGATCTATTTCTAAGGAGGTTATGATGTGTGGTGGTACAGCAGGGGATGCTCATAGTGCGCTGACAAAAAAATATTGGAGGCCTCTTTATAAGGAAACAGTTACTGACCCTATGGAGACTGGTGGCTTACAGGGGATATATGAGTCAATGTCAGGTGGCATCGGTGAAACAGCAAGGATAATAAAGGAAAGCAAACTGCTGACTAACCCAATGGTCGGTTGGACTGATGCAGAGGATGAACATAAACGTCAAAAACAGAGAGATGATGATGCTGCTGGAGCTGGGGCGACTCCTGAGGATACTTCTGATGTAGATTCCTATGCAATGGCAAATACAGGACTTGGAGTAGGAGATGCGAAAAAGAGAACAAGGAAGCATGGAATGAGACAAAATATCCTGACTTCTGGTCAGGGATTGAACTGATATTACAATGCAAGAACAGTCAGAACCCTATCAGAATCTAGCAATTCAGATTAAGTCTGAGCTGGAGAAGCTGATCAACCGCCGACATCCTTGGGAGGGGAATTGGCAGGAGATTGGCGAGATGATGGCTCCAAATCGTGCTGATTTCATTGGAAAGAAGTCACGGGGTGCTAGTCGGCGTACCCGTGTTTTCAATTCAAGACCGATCCAAGCATTGACTCGGTTTACAGCAGGATTGCAGAATCTGCTGGTTCCTGCACAAATTCCTTGGTTCTATCTCAAGACAAGAGAAGAAGAGTTGATGAAAGTCAGAAATGTTAGAGTCTGGCTGGATGAGACAACTAAGATTGTCAGAGATGCTTTTGTTAATCCAAAGATGGGATTCCAGTCCAGTTTCCATGAGTATACACAGGATCTGGGAGCCTTTGGTACAGGAGTGATGCTTGTTTTGGAGCGACCCGGATTTGGGTTGCACTTCATGACGCTTCCCTTGAATCAGTGTTATCTTGGCAAAGATGCCTATGATAATATAGACACCTTGTTTCGTAAGTATGAGCATAGCGCTAAAGAGTTGGTTGAAACGTATGGAGAAGAAGGAGTTCCTGAACCTGTATTGGATATTCTCAAAAATAATCCTTATGAAGAGTTTGAGTGTATCCATGCATTGAAGCCCAAAAGATACTTTAATTTGCCTCAGACTGTGATTGGAGAATATGCTTCTGTGTATATACTTCCTCGCTTTAACTGGGTTCTAGGAATCAAAGGCTTCCATGAGAAACCGTTTATTGCCTCAAGATGGGAGAGGATTGCAACTGAGACCTACGGAAGGGGGCCCGGAGATCAGGCTCTTGATGATGTGAGAATGCTCAATGAAATAGAAAAGAGCTACCTCAGAGCCCTTCAGAAAGTCGTTGATCCTCCACTAATGATTCCTGATGATGGCTTTATTACGCCTGTGAGAACAACTCCGGGTGGATTGAACTATTATCGGGCAGGATTAGGATCGGATTTCAGGATAATGCCGATGCCAACTCCTCAGAGGATAGATTATGCAAAGGATAAGATGGCAGATGTCGTCCAATCCATTGAATCTGCATTCTATCTTGATATGTTGCAGTTACCCGGACCAACTGCTGGAGATGGAGATGTGATCCGACAGACAGCAACCGAGGTGCAAGCACGGCAACAGGATCGTCTTCCAATCCTTGGGCCGATTGTCGCAAGACAGGAATCTGAGTTGTTAGGGCCACTCATTGAAAGAACTACTGCCTTATTGCTGCGCTCAGGGCTAATAAAACCGCCGCCAGAGGAGCTAATGGAAGCTGAGTATGGAGTTGAGTATCAGAACCCTGTTTCGATTGCCTTGAGGTCTATAGAGCTGCAATCCGTGCAGCAACTTATGAATTATATTGCACCTTTTGCACAAATTGATCCTACTATTCTCAGACGATTTGATCTGAGTGGACTTGTTGAGGCAGGAGCAGAGATCCTGAGAACTCCAGCAGGTATCCTCAAAACAGAAGAAGAATTTGAAGCAGAGCTGATGCAAGAGAAACAACAGCAACAGCAACAGATGATGATGCAACAACAACAGCAAGCGGCTGATATTGCAGTGCAAGGCACTCAGTCAATGGAGAATGCAGCGTCAGCAGAGGCAATGGGTCGAGCATGATCTTCTTTAGGCCATCTCAAAAGCGGAGAGCGGCTTTATATCAAGAGGTCTTTACGGCTGAGCCGGGGCAACGGGTGCTTGCGGATTTGATGGAGCAGAACTTTATCTTCAATACCACACAGGTGGCAGACCCCTATGAAACTGCCTTCAGAGAAGGTCGAAGAGCAGTGGTGTTGGCAATCTTGGCGCGTCTTCGGATAACGCCAGATCAACTACGAGCGATGGAATCAGATGGAAGAGAGTACGATGACGACAGCACCGGAGAGTACCACGGGATCTGAATCCCAAGGTGACTCTGGACAAGCTGCGGTTTCTATTCTTACTGACCCCGGTAGTTCACCGGGATATAATGGAGGAGGACCGCCCCCTCTTGCGGGGTTAGAGTTTTCAGAAGATCTTGCAAAAGAGCCTTCACTCCAAAGTTTTAAAGATCAAGAGTCGCTTGGCAAAAGCTATGTGAATCTTGTAAAGAAGATGGGTGTTCCTTCAGAACAGCTTCTTCGCCTTCCGTCTGAAGACGGGGAGGGGTGGGATGACGTTTGGAACAAGCTAGGTCGCCCAGAAGCTCATGAGAACTATAAGTTCGATAATGAGGCAGTCGAAGGATTCGGTGAATTTGCTCACAAGAATGGCCTGACACAAAATCAGGCTAATGAGGTTCTCAATGGACTTCATGGTATGCTTGGAGCAAAAGAAGAGTCTGAGGCAGAGTATCATGAGCAACGCGCTACAGAGAATCTGATGGAACTTCAACAATCATGGAAACATGATTTTGATAAGAATGCAGAACTCGCCAGCCGTGCATTCATGCAGTTTGCAACTCCAGAATTAGCGGAGTTATTCAATGAAACTGGTATTGCAAACGAACCTGAAGTGGTGAAATTCATGCACCGCATCGGTAATTTCTTGGCAGAAGATGATGTTCTTGCCACACACCCCTCCAAGGGAGGGCTGTCTCCTGTACAAGCCCAATCTCGTCTTGATGAGATGCTGGCAAATCAGGAATTTAAGAGCAAATATTTTAATGCGTATGCGCCCGGACATCAAGAAGCGGTTGAACAATATACCAAGCTTTTTGAACAGGCACATAACCTTTAAACGCAACGCCTGAACCCAAGTTTTTCGGATAACCCTGCAAGGGGCCCGGTTTCAGGACAAGGACGGAATCCTTAGTGGACAACTCCGTGTTATGGCTGTGCGAATATCACAACCTAACTTTAACGGAGCTAAATGGCTACTCAAATTACGACCTCCTTCGTAAAACAGTACGAAGCGAATGTCAAACTACTCATCCAACAGATGGGCTCGCGGTTGCGAGATAAAGTCGTGCTTTCTTCAGGAAAGCGTGGCGAAGAGGTGTATATGGATGCGATCGGCAGCACGAAAGCGCAGCGGGTTACAACCAGATACGCAGACTCACCTTTGATCCTCACTCCTCACACCCGTAGGCGTGTGACTCCAATTGACTTCGATTGGGGAGAGTTGGTGGATAATCCTGATAAGCTGAGGATGATCATTGACCCCACTTCCATGTATGCACAGAATGCTGCGCTTGCAATGGGTCGTGAGATTGATGATCTAATCATTGATGCTGCTTTTGGGACGGTTTCTATGACAACCACTGATGGTTCGTCTGCGACAGCCTCTCAAACGTTTGCCGAAGATAATGGTCAGACCGTTGCAGTGGATCACTGGGAGGATCTGGCAGGTATCAATTATCAAGGAGGGAATGCTCCGTTCCATGAAACGACTGGGGCTTCAACTTATACCAAGCCCACTTCAGATTCAGGGCTAACCATTGATAAGCTCATCAAGACTCGGACTCTGCTTGCAGAGAATGAGGCAGATGACTTTGACATGGGTGGTGCTGGAGGAAATCTGTTTATTGTCTGTTCGGCAAATCAGCTTCGCAAATTGATGAATGATCCGCGTGTTCAATCCGCAGATTATAACGCTTTGAGAGCTTTGGTTGCTGGCGACGTGGACAGTTTCATGGGCTTCAATTTCATCAGAACGGAGTTGACGAAGACTTCTGCACAAGGAGTTTCTCGTTTGACTGACACCACTGTTGATGAAGAAGTTATTGCCTTCCATCGTGCAGGTATCGGCCTTTGTGTTTGGGCAGATATGGTCACTAGGATTGAAGAACGGGCAGATAAGCGGTTCTCTAATTATCTCTATATGTCAATGACTATGGGGGCAGTTCGACTAGAGGGCAAGCGAGTCGTGAAAATCCTTTGCGACAACTCTTAAACCTTTAGACGAGACTAAAAAATGGCTGCTGTTAATGTCAATGGTGTTAGTTACACCAATTATGCTGCTGATCCTAAGAAGATGGTTGATGCGTCTTCTTGGCATGGGCGGGTTCGTGCTGTCTATGACTCATATACGCTTTCATCGGCGGAACTTGAGGCTGCCAGCACTATTAAAATGGGGCGCATCCCTGTAACGGCTCGGTTTATAGGCGGGTATCTGAGTACCGATACTTCGTTTGGATCTACCACTTGGAAGGTGGAGATTGGATCGACTGAGGTGCGGGCTGCGGCAGTATTGACTACTGTGAATACCCCAATGTGGTTCGGCAAAGCTGATGGCACGGAGATTACTACCGAGTCTGATGTTACACTGACGACTGCGGCTGCGACTTCGCCTTCATCGGCAATCGTGTTGCGGTGTGTTGTTTTCTATCTGGTGGACTAGAAAACAAATTTGAACAGAGGGGCTTCGGCCCCTCTCTCTCAAAGGGATAACCTATGGCTTTAGGCAAGGTCGATATTATCAACAGTGCGCTTTCGTGCATTGGAGAGCGTCCTATCACTAGTATCGGAACAGATTCTTCTGAACGTGCCAAGGTCGCAGATCGGAGATATAATGAAGTTCGTAATTCTCTATTGAGAAACCATCCTTGGAATTTTGCGACTAGACGCTTTAAGACTAATGCAAAAAAGACAACTCCTGTCTTCGGGTTTGATTATGCATACGATCTTCCAGATGGGTGTTTGAGGATTCTTGGAACAGATAATGAAAGTTATGTCTGGCAAATAGAGTCAGATGAAAATGGGACTCTAGTTCTTTTGACAGACAGATCTGATTTTCCATCAGTCCAGTATATTTATGAAGTTACAGATCCAACCAAGTTTGACAGTATTTTTGTCCAAGCATTCATTTATCGACTTGGATCAGAATTTGCCCAAGACTTAACTGGACGCTCAGAGTTGAGTGCTAAATTGCAGGGACAATTTTTGGGAGTGCTTGCAGAAGCAAGAAGCATCAATGCCTCTGAAGGAACTCCACAGAAGATTGAAGCAGATTTGTGGCTTGCTGCTAGAAGAGGTGGAGTGGCCTTGCCTCCTTTCTCTAATGACCCAGAATCATATTCTGCATAGACAGGTTCCAATATGACCCGATTGGTTTATTTTCAGACTGATTTTTCTAAGGGAGTTATTGGAGATCGTCTGCAAGGGCAAGCCAAGGAGGAATTCTATCAGTCTTCTTTGAAGTCTGGGACGAATATGGTTATCACCTCTCAAGGTGCAACAACCAGACGGCCCGGAACTGTCTACAGAGGAACTACCCTTAATAATAAGTATTCTCGACTGATTCCCTTCAACTTTGGGCAAGGGGAGTCCTATATGCTGGAGTTCTGTGCAGATGGGACTGATGCGACTACGGACAGTTATAGGATTCGTGTCTGGCAAGGAGGAAGCCTCATTCAGGCTGACAGGACAGAAGCTGTCTCTACTGGAACCTATACTCAGGCTGGGACTGTAATCACTGTTGTTACTGCTGGAACATTTACAGTTGGGCAATCTTTGTATTTGGATTTTACTCCTTCAACTCCGGGGAATACAGATGGAAAATATGAAGTTGCGTCTGTTGTATCTGCTGGTGTATCCTTTACAGTAACTGGGCCTGTTTCTCAAACTGTTGGGACAACCGCAGTTGTTACATACTATGGGGATCTAGCAGTCTCTCGGACTATTTACTCTGAAACAGAACTCCCTGATCTTAGATTTGCTCAGTCTGCGGATGTTCTTTATCTCACTCATCGGAATCATCCTCCTCATACTATTTCTCGATATGGTGCAACAGATTGGAGGTTTGAGGAAATAAAGTTCACAGATGGACCGTATGGGGCAA